ACCGAGAAGACCGAGAAGACGAATTTTTCGGACGTCTACGCTTTCCACGAGAAATTCGGGATCAGCGGATACAGGTGCGGAGACCTGACAAAACTGGACGGAGAGACGTTCATCTATCGGGTCGGCTTCCTCCAGGAAGAGCTCACCGAGATGGTCAACGGGTGGTCTAACGACGACCTAGAGAAGGTCATCGATTCGCTAATCGACCTTGTCTATGTCGCGATGGGGACCGCGGTCCTCATGGGAGTGAGTCCGAAGCGCTGGGAGGCGTGTTGGGACGAGGTACAGCGCGCCAACATGGCGAAGGTCAGGAAGGAACCAGACGAAGCCTCGATTCGCGGACACGCGTTCGACGTTGTCAAGCCGGAGGGCTGGGTCGGACCGAAGACGTACGTCTGTCCAGAGTGGGAGCTGCCAGGCGTGAACAACCTCGAGGCAGAGAGCCTCCAGGTGGCCAACATTCGGATGAAGCTCGAGAGTGTGTGGCCAGAGACGATCGGTGGCGTGTACGAGATGGTCGAAGAATCATATCGTGAGCCGAGCGACACCAACGGTCACGATACGATTCAAAATAAAATCAAAAGAGATGCGAAGCTGGCGCGTCAGATCTTGGCCCTCATCGAGGGAAGTCAGAAGTGAGGGTCATCTTCATCGATTGGGAGACGACCGGGATTCCAGACGAAGACTGGACGTATTTCAACGGCCCGCAGGGAATCCAGCTCGGACTCGTCGCCGCAGACACCGACGATTTCGAGGAGATCGACAGGACCTCGTTCATGGTCCGATACAGCATCGACCACGACTGGTCGGAATCTGCGGAACGGATCCACGGGATCACGAGGAGTCGACTGGTCAACGAGGGACTGTCGTGGGTAGAAGCGATGGAGCTGTTCCACGACTTTGCGTCCAAGAATTGCGGCGGGAGCAAACTGAGGTTCGGAGGGCACAACACGTCGTTCGACATCGGTTTCGTCAGGCAGCTCTTCGCCAAGTCTAGGGCTTCTGGGTGGACCGGACCGACGTATTCCATCGATCACAGAGTCTTGGACAGTATGTCGCTCGCCACGATCATGGGATTCTCGGGGAGCGACGACATGTTTAGGTACCTCGGCGCGACCAGGGGAAGACACGATGCCCTGGAAGACGCTGGCCTGGCTCTCAAGGCGTTCAAGTTCCTATTTCGAGAGACGATCGGCATCAGGAATAGAATAGCGACCGCCGTCGCCAGGTCGACGGTCGTGATCGACACAGGCGACCTGGTGTTTTAACGTGCGCGTCGGATTCACCGGTGCTGGCGCGACCGGAAAGTCTACGGTCATCAGAGAGATCGCTCTACTGAGCGACTGTCCGCCGATACTCACGTCCGTCGCCAGGGGAGTATTCGCAGAACGCGGGCTGAGCTCGGAATCTCAGCAGGACGCGATGACGCCGGCCGAGAGGTGGGATCTCCAGATGGAGATCTTCGACAGGCAATTCGCGCTCGAGCGGTCCTGCGACAGCTACGTGACGGAGAGGACCAGCCTGTGCAGGTTGGCCTACTGCGTGTTCAGGAACGGTACGGCGATGAGCGACGGCGACTGGGAGAGGCTCTCTGGAGAGGTCGAGAGTGACATGAGGTCGTACGATGCCGTGTTCTATTTTCCGGTGGCTCCGTTCAACGTCGTCGACGACGGGTTCAGGCAGGGCGGCCGCGCGTACAACTGGTGCCTCGATTCGATGATCAGGTCGTTCTTGATCGATCGCGAGATACCCTTCGTCGACGTCGGTCGGACGTCCGTGGAAGAGCGAGTGTCGATGATCGCGTCCGCCATCGGCCTCACCACTTGTTCAAGATCGACTTGACCGTCTCGTGTCTCACGACTTCGGACACGTCGAATTCCACGAAAGCGACGCTGGGACAGTCAAAGAGCCTCTCTTTGGCCGCTTCTAGGCCTGCGACCTTTCGATCTCTCTGCATCGGATCGCCGGTGATCACGATCTTGCTGCCCTCTCCGAGCCGGGTGACGAGCATCAGGAACTGTTCGTCCGTTGCATTCTGAAATTCGTCTGCGATGATGAAGCTGTTCTTGAACGTCCTCCCGCGCATGTAGGCCAGCGGCGCTATCTCCACGATTCCGTTCTTGAGCTTCGTGTCGAGCTCGCCCTTGCTCCACACGTGGCTGAAGCCGTCGAATATCGGCCTGAGGTACGGATCGCACTTCTCCTTGATGTCTCCCGGGAGGTACCCGAGGTCCTCGCCAGACGCCTCGACGATCGGCCTGGTGATCTTAATGAAATCGACGTCGCCCCTCAAGAGCGCCCTCGCTGCCACGACAGCCGCCAAGAACGTCTTCCCGGTCCCGGCAGGCCCCGTGGCGACGGTGATGTCGTTCTTCGCCATGGCCTTGAGGTATTCGTCTTGAGTCTCGTTCCTGGGGACCAGCTCGCCCAACATCCTCTTGCTCCTGGGCGCGACGAAGTCCTCCAACGCGCGCTCGTGCCTGGCCCTCTTTGCCATTCTCGACTCTTTCTCTTGAGTAAAATCGATGATCTCGCCGGAACGGCGCTTTCCGCGTTCCGACTTTGGACGGCCCTTGGGTTGGATCCGCTTCACCACGTAAGTGTTTAATCGCTTCGACGATACACCGGAGTGATTGATCCTTCTGGACGGCTAGATAATAGGACATGAAGAACGCTCTTGACTATTCACAGGTGGCGAGCATCCTCCTCGCCGAAGACGGCGACGACGCCATAGACGAGCTCGCAGAGATCCTCTCCGAGAGCGAAGAAGAGACGAAATCGAAGGAAAACAGCTCCATAGACTACCTCTTCAAGTTCGACGAGTTCCTGTCGGACATCGGCATATACGCGTACGCCGGGTGGATGGACGCCGTGGTCGTGGAGGAGCCGGTCGTCGGTCGCTTCTGGGTCGATTTCTACCTCAAGCTGCCAGAAGACGTCGAAATGGACGGCGCGAAGCAGCTTCCAGGACCGAACGGCGTGGCCAGAATATCTGTCAGCGACGACGATAAGCGGCTAATCACCATCTCCGTCCTGCGGAGGACGCTCGACGAGATCGAAGAGAGGAACCGTCGCGAGGCATTCAAGTCTTCTCAGGCGATGGCTCAGGCCAAGCTCAAGACCAAGAGCGACAGCGAGCAGAACCCGTGATCTCAGAATCTGAAGAAGATCCGATCGGCATCGTCAGGTTCCACGGAATCGATATCACGGTAGAATACCCGGCCGGCTCAACTAAGCACGGGACGAACGATAGCGGAGAGAAGTGGAAGCGGAAATACACCGACCACTACGGCAGGATCGCCGGATTGATCGGTGGCGACGAGGAGGAGCTCGACTGCTTCCTCAGGCCTCACCCAGACGAAGAGTGTGATGCATACATCGTCATCCAGATGACCACTGACGGCTCTCGGTTCGACGAAGAGAAGCTCATGCTGGGCTATTCGTCTGCCGAAGAGGCCGAAGAGGCCTACAAACGGCACTGTCACAAGCCCGAACTGATGTTCGGTGGGATAGAAGAGATGGACATGAACGAGCTCAAGGACAGGATCGAGAACGCTGGCGAAGACGGAAAGATCGTCGCCGTCGACAAGATGACCGGCGAGATCGTCGAGAGCTTCGACGACTGGCACGACCTCGCTTCGTGGAGGGCCGGCCTGAGCTCAGTCGTGAGCGAGATGTATTCGGCCAGGGCGAAGGTCGGAAATAGAGTCATCAACGAGGACCTAGGAGCCGCTGATCTCTGGAACATCGTCGTGCCGCTGGTCAGTTTCGACGAATACGTGCCGAAGGAGAGCGATGCCAACTTGGTCGTTGCGTTCTTCATCAAGGAGGTACATGAGGCCGTCGAACCCCTGCGTAGGGCGATCGAGATGTGTCCTGGCGTCGTCCTGGCAGATTCTGGCGATTCTTCCACTTTCGAACGCACCAGCATCGTCTACGCCGAGATGCGAAGAGAGAGATTCGACTACCGGAACTTGGAGCACATGGTCGGCCTGGTATCCCGGCTCGCCGACCTCGAGCCAGACGACTTCACCGTGAAGCTGCCCGGCCTCGACAAGACGTTCGAGTTCAGCGAAGAGACCATAGAGCGGTACATGGCCGCCACGAAGCTGACCGCGGAGAGACCGACAGCAGACTAATTCATGGTCTCATGGAACGCGAACCAGATGCTACGATCGTCGTCGTGGACACCGAGACCAGCGATTGGGACAGAGACGCCGGGATCAGAGTGCTGCAGGCAGCAGCGATTCTCATCGAACCGCCGTATTCGACTCTCGGCGAGACGATACTAGATTCTCACTTCGTTCCGCCGGGGCTCGACCTCGACTCGATAAGGCCGGACGTCATAGGAGTCAACAGGTTGACTCCAGAGTTCATCTCTCGCGTCGGCGTCGACCCCGTGGCGCCCCTGACGGAGCTGAGTTCGCTGCTCGCCGCGGACGGCGTCGTCGTAGCAGCCCACAACTGGGAGTTCGACAGGATCGCCATAGAATCGGAGCTGCGAGCCAACGGCGTCGAGGTGGACCTCAGCGGAGTGCCATATATCGACACCCTCAAGGTCGCCAGACAGCTGTACGATGAGGGCTGGGACGGTTACGGCGGAAAGAAGCTCCCGGACATGAAGCTCGGAACGTGCTTCTACGGGATCGTCCCGCGAGCGAGCTGGAGCGTCGCCAGCGGAGCAGCGCACGACGCACGGCACGATGCGATCATGTGCGGAATGCTGGTGAGTCGATTCCTCGAAGCGTCGCGGCCGGAAGACCTGGTCGCTCTCAGCAGAGAGACGTTCGTTCCTAGGACGTGTCCGATGGGATCTGAGCGCGGAAAGAAATGGGCCGACGTCGACTTCGGTTTCCTGCGCTGGATGGTCAAGAACGCGGTGTGGAAGGACGACGTCGGCCTGGAGATCGCCGTGTTGGAAGAAGCAGAGCGCCGAGGCATCATCTGATGAGCGTGTGGCGGTCGATGGTCTCTCTGTTCTCGCTGAGGGGCACGAAGGATCATAAACCGACGCAGAAGCGCGAGGAAGAAATCTCGGCCGCCAAGAATTCGTTCTATTCTGCTGCCGGGACTGGGGCGACCGGTGCCATCGTACACATCAAGAATCCGTCCAAAGCGGTCCAGCTCGCAGTAAGACAGAGATGAAGATCAGGTCTCCTCGAGGTCGGAGCCGTGATACATACTCCTGAATATTGGGAGTGTGAGCGTGGGAACTTTTTTTGCCGGACTCTCGTGGAAATTCTACGTCTCGATGGTAGCAGTCGTCGCGTTGATCGCCGCATTCTTCGTCTGGCGCGAGGACATCAGGCGAGCGGCGTACGATTCTCTGATGTCGGACCTCGTCCAACAGAGCAACGAAGACCTGAAGAAGCAGGTCGAAGAGCTCAAGAAGCGAGACGAGGAGCTGGAGGTCGCTATCAAGAAGATGGCCGAGGTCGACCGCAAAGCAGAAGACATCGGGCGAGAGATAGAGGAATCCGTGGACGGAAAGCAGCCCGGAGAGCTCAGCGATTACATCAGGGCCGCTCTCAGAGCGATATATCAGTCCCAACAGCGCGAACGCTCTTCGACGGCCGCGTCGGCCGATGTATCGACCGAGTCTTCTCCAGGATCGCCAAGCATCCAGGTCGGCTCTCACAGACGCCGCGCGGACGCAGAGCGCCAGCTCGACGAAGTCCTAAAGATCCGGACCGTGTCGAACATGCGCGGGTCCGTTGAAGAAGTCCAGATACCCGGTCGCGGGCGGTGGTACCGCGCGGTGATCGCCGGCTTCGGCTCCCAGGCCGATGCAGTGGTCGCCTGCGAATCCGTCAGGGCGACCGGCACGGAATGCATCGTCGTGGGGTCTTGAGAATGTCGAAAGTGAAGATCGTCTCGCTGTTGGTCGCGTCTCTGGCGCTGTCCGCGTGCGGTTCTACGAAGGTTCCGGTCGTGACGACGTCGACCGTCTACGTGTTTCCTCCGAGAGTCGCTTGTCCAGAGCCCCCGGCGATATCGAATCCAGACGCACCGAACTTCAACGAGACGATGCTCATGAGGTTCATACGCGACCTCTACAAGGCCGCCTATACGTGCCACGAGAACGTGAAGATCCAGGACGAATACCTCGATTCCATGCGAGCCAAGGCCGCCCTGGAAGGAGCATCCGTCTCCGAATAGGAGTCGCCAGATTCCGGACTAGATCAGCGTTCATTGGTTTCACTCCTCGAGAGACGACAGATGAACGCCGCTGAACGCACGAAGATGATCAATCCCCTGATCTTTGAGACCGGAGGACAGGGAGAGCGAGCCTACGACATCTTCAGCAAGCTGCTCACTCAGCGCGTGATCTTCCTCGGAGAAGAGATCGACGACGTGGTCGCGAACATCATCTGCGCCCAGCTCAATTACCTCGACAGCGAGAACGACAATCCGATCAGCCTGTACATCAACAGTCCGGGCGGCATCGTGACGGCGTGCTTGGCAATCTACGACACGATGCAGTACATCGATGCAGAGGTGCACACTCTGTGCATCGGCCAGGCGTGTTCGGCCGCTGCGCTGCTTCTACTGGCCGGAACCAAGGGCAAGCGGAGAGCCCTCCCAAATTCGACCATCATGCTCCACCAGCCCTCTGGCGGAGTCATCGGCAAGGCGACAGACATCGAGATCGCGTCTGCGGAGATAGCGCGCAAGAAGCGTTCGCTGACTGAGATCGTGATCAAGCACACCGAAATGGATCGAGAAGCCACAAAGAAGGCTCTCGAATTCGACTGGTATATGACAGCGGAAGAGGCGCGAGACCACGGGATCATCGATACGATCATCACGAAGAAACAGCGGTTCTCGTTCTGATGGAGGACGAGAACGAGGACTTCTGGGACGTAGTCGGCAGCAACGTCGTCGACAAACGAATGTTGTTGGCGGAATGTCTCAAGAGCTGTTCTGACAACGTCGTTCGGTTCGTGTCAGACGATTCGAGAGAGGTCTTGGTCGAAGAGCTCTGCAAGAACATCAAGGTGATCTCTGTGAGTTCCGTCGGCAACGAAGTCAACGTCTCCTGCAGTACATGCGGGTTCATGTGTTCTGCGCTCTTGATGGTGGAAGGGAACTACGCGTACGACGCGACAGAGACTTCTGAGCTAGATGAATTCTTCGAGATCGTCGGAAGTCAGAGGGCGTTTCAGATCGACGAGCAAGGCGATGGGCGAGATTGGGTGCAAGACGGTGAGCGTGAGCGTGAACTGTAAGATCAGAGATCGCTTTCCGCTCACCGCACCGAGAGATCAACAGGTCCAGATCATGGACTGGCTGGACGAGAATTGGGACTCGAAGCGCTTCTTCATGATCGACGCTCCACCAGGAGTCGGCAAGAGCGCCATCGCCATGGCAGCGGCTCGCACCGCCGCTCGAGCGTATTTCCTGACATCTACGAAGATCCTCCAGGACCAATACATGGAGAGCTTTTCTGACGTCAAGAACCTCAAGGGAAAAGACAACTACGACTGTGGGATCAATCCGATATTTCGCGTGAGCGCGGCTCCGTGCGTCAGCGACAGGCCCCTCAAGAATTCGTGCGTCTCACAGAGGATCTGTCCCTACTACAACGCCGTATCGGACGCGATGCGAGCCGATTTCATGATCACGTCCTATGCGTATTTCCTCATGGCCGTCGAGTGTGGACCCCTGAAGGACAGAGAGCCTGAATACGTCAGGGGACTGGTGGTCTGCGACGAGGCACACGAGATCGATTCGATCATGGCCAGCTTCGTCGGCTTCGAGCTCGATCCAAAGCTCCTGAGAGAGGAGTTCGGAATCAGCGCGAGCTCGCCGATCGGCTCGATATCTGCGGCGAAGGACGAGCAGTCCAGGCGAGCGGCCATGAAGACGTTCGTAGACGAATTCGTATCGCCGAAGCTGGAAGAGTTCGAAGAAGCCGTCAAGTCCGTCATGGACGCGGCCAAGAGGGCGGCCAACAACAACATCGGCAAGATCCATCCCAACGCCGCGAAGCAGGCCAGAGAGATCACGCAGAAGCGAGACAGGCTCGACAGGATCTACAAGAGAGTCCAGAGATATTACCAGGGGCGAGCTGGAAGCGCCGGCGACTGGCTGATGACGAAAGAGGACGGAAAGCTCGTGTTCAGCCCCCTCACAGGGAGGGTTGGCTTCCAGGAATACATCTCGTCGTTCGCGGACAAAGTCATCATGATGTCCGCTTCTCTCGGAGACCCAGACGTGTTGGCAGACGAGCTCGGGATCGACAAGAGAGAGATGTGCAGCATATCCGTCGGAACGCCGTTCGATCCTGCCAGGAGTCCTGTGTACGTGTGTCCTGTCGCGAAGATGGACAAGAACAACATCGCGGCGTCGATGCCGATCATCGTCGAGGCCATCGGCGGGATAATGGATTCACATCCAGACGAGAAGGGCATCGTCCACACCGGAAATTATCGCATAGCCGAGGCGATCATCGACGGGCTGTCGAAGAGCACCGGCTCGCGCGTCATCGGGAAGAAGAATTCCAGAATCAGAGAGAGCAACGAAGAGCTGCTGTTGCGCCACGTCACCGACGAGAAGCCGACGGTCCTCGTCAGCCCCAGCATGCACACCGGAGTCGACTTGAGGGACGAGCTCAGTCGCTTCCAGGTCGTCGCGAAGCTGCCGTGGAGCAATCTCGGCGACCCGAGGGTGGCAGAGAAGGCGAAGAATCCCAAGTGGTACGCCAACGACATGATCAAGAAGCTCGTCCAGGCCAGCGGGAGGTCGACCAGATCTGAGGAAGACCACGCCGTCACCTACATCTTGGATTCCGGCTTCACGAACGTGTGGAACAGGTGGCACTCTCTGATCCCGAGCTGGTTCAGAGAGAGGGTATCACTGGTAGAGTGAATGGAATAGATTGTCCGACGCTACATATCGCACGAAACATGGAGCGAATATGGCAAAAGATCCAATGATGATACCGGCGGCGGCCGAAGCGTACGTCGCCAGGCTCAGCGGCGACGCCGCTACCTACGCCGAAGACGCCATCGAGATGCTGAAGTCTGCGAAGAAGACCGGCATCAGTACGGCCGAGCTGAGGTTCAACCTCTCGAAGATCTGGCCAGACTTCGATGGGACGTCGGTCATCAGCAAGATCGTGTCCGAATTCTGCACGCAGCTGTCTACCGGTCGCGTCGCGTGGCTCGGTCCGCTCGGCAACGATACGCCGGAGAGGTACGTCCCGCCAGAATTCTACGATTCGATCAACTCTAGCTTCGAACGGATGGCCGCCGCAGAGCGCGCATACGCTCGCGGGCTGAACGATCACCAGGTCATCGACGAGCTCGTACAGAGCGGGATCGATTTCAACACGGCCATAGCGACCGTGGCGGTCTACAAGCACGCATTCAAGTCTCCGACGCTCAACGGACAGCCGTACGTGCCGTCGGAGCCGAAAGATGGGGGAGAACAGAAGTGACGCTCGATGAATTTGTGGACGAGACCAAGGACAGGCTCTCGAAGTTCGAGAAGCACTGGCGGTCGCTGGTGAAGAAGGACCTGGCTCCGTTCAAGATGGACGAGGACGAGTGGAACGAGGAGCTCGACGCCTTCGATCCGGAGGACGAAGATTGACCCTTCCGTGGAACGTGATCTATTCTCTTGGATCGACGAGGTCGAGGCTGGAGAAGGAGGCGATTCTCAAGACCGTGCCGACCGATTCCGAGTTCTGGGAGGGCTGTAAGCTCGCGCTAGACCCCCTCATCAAGTTCGGCGTCAAGAAGCTCCCGCAGCAGGAGAGCTTCGGTCCAGGCGCGAAATGGAAGGCGTTCACCGCTCTGGCATCCGAACTCCGCGAGCGCAGGCTGACAGGCAATGCGGCACGAGACGCCATTCAGGGCTTCGCCAACACGTGCACGGAAGCACAGTGGAAGTACTGGTTCTCGAGGATCCTCGAGAAGGACCTCGACTGTGGGGCCAACGCGAGCACGATATTCAAGGAGGGGATGCCCTTTCCGAGAGAACACAAGACGGAACCGTTCAAGTGTCAGCTCGCAAAGCCGGCGAAGGACGTCAAGTCTCTCCCGAGGAAGGCGTTCCTGGAATCCAAATACGACGGGATCAGGACATTCTGGTTCGTCACGAAGGGAGGGGGCATCTCAGGATCGAGTTCTCCCTTCGACGACGACGATGCGCTCCTCGATTACGACGTCACAGTGCTGAGCCGAGACGGGCGTCAGCTGTTCAACTTCGGCCCGATCGAAGCTCAACTCGGACAGCTCGTCAAACTCTCAGACTTTCCGCCCGGCGGAATCGTCGTAGACGGCGAGGTCATGTCGACGGACTTCAACTCTCTCATGAGCGATTACAGGCGCAAGGAGGCCGGCGATTTCAAGCAGTTCCTCATGGCGTTCGACGTCCTGCTCATGGACGACTTCAAGGCGAGGAGCCAGAAGACGCCCCCGCTAGAGAAGCGCAGAGAGGTGCTGGAGTTCCTCGTCGAATCTCTCCGTGATATCCTACACGAGAAGAAACACCGCCCTCTCGTCGAACTGAGCTACGCCGTGAAGGGCGTGGATGCCGAGGAGAATCAGCAGGTCGTCATGGAGTTCTTCGACGCCCAGGTGGCCGGCGGGCTCGAGGGAATCATCATCAAGGACCAGCTGGCGCCGTACATCTTCGACCGTTCGCCGCACTGGGTCAAGATGAAGCCGGTCGACACGTGGGACCTCAGGGTCGTCGGGATCCAAGACGGTCGCGGCAAGTACGAAGGTATGATCGGTGCTCTCGTGTGCACCGGAGAAGACTCTGGGAGGACGCTCAACGTCCTCGTCGGTTCCGGGCTCTCGGACGAGGATCGGAAGAAACCCCACGGCGAATTCCTGGAGAAAGTCGTCGAGGTCGCCGCAGACTGCGTCACGAAGAACAAGGGCGGAGGGCACAGCCTCCGCTTCCCGAGGTTCAAGCGGATGCGACACGACAAGGAAGAGTGACGTGTGGAAGATGTACTTCCCAGACAGCGGTGAGACGAGAGACGATTCGACGGAAGTGATTTGTCGCACTCCATCGCTTAACGCGATGCGGGCCGCCAGAGCTGCGTGCGAGACTCTCTGGTTCGGGACGCACGAGCATAGCGTCGAACACGCCGTCGGGAAGGCTCATGGATTAGATGGCCTCGTCTGATTCATACGTCGCTCGTGAATTTGTGAAGTCTAGGCGAAAATGGAGGCCGTTGCTCAGCGCTCGGTCTTATGCCGTTCTGCTTTCTATTCAAATCGAGCTGTATGGGATCGAAAGGGACGAGAGGTGAAGCTCGACATCGAACTCTATCGAGATATCGCATCTGGCGTAGACGATGCGACTCGCAAGAACATGCTCGGGCCCAATCTCCATCCCGGTTATCTCTGGGTCCGTCGTGTGCTGCTGCCGATCGCCCAGAGGAACGAAGAACAGCGCAGGCAGCAACAGCGAGCAAGATTCTTGCCTGACTAGATATTCATTCCATCGTTTGGATAAGTACAACGTGGAAGGATTTCGACCCAATGGCAAAGGCTCAGAGCGGATCGCCCATCGATTTCGCCAACCTCACACCAGATCAGCTCGAAAAGATGAAGAAGGTCGTCAAGATCATCTCTGAATACGACGGAGAGATCGCTGCGATCAACGATTCCAAGAAGGCGACGACGGACGATCTCGTCTTGAACCTCGATGCCGACAAGGATTCGGCGAAGAAGCTGAAGAAGTACATCAAGATCGCAGCGAAGGTCAGGACCAACGGCGGCGGAGAGGTGATCCGCGACGACAACACGGCCATCGAGCGACTCCTCATCGCCCTCGGCGAGCTCACCAATTGAGCATGACTCCGGCGCAGGTAGAAAAGCTCTACCGAGAGCTTGGTTCTCATAGGGCTGTTGCCGAGAAGATCGGAAAGTCGCGTTCGTGGGTGCAGCAGGTGCTCGTGAAGCTCAAGAACGCCAAGATGCGGATCTCCGAGCAGATGCCGCGTCGCTCCGTCGCGAACGGCGACATCGAAGACTTCTATCTCGAATATCTGGTGAAATACCGCCAACGGCCAGCGCTCTCAGACCTCGTGAGGGCCGGCTTCACGAAGGACTCCATCAAGTCCAAATACGGCAACGTGACAGGACTCCACGAACTGATGGAAGTCCAATACGCCGACGAGATCTCAGAATACGTCGCGACCGCGAGGTCTCTGTTCACTCGATCGAAGATGGAGAAGGCCGAGAAGCTCATAGGGCAGAAATCTAGGTTCTTCATCACGACCGCCGTTGCTGGAAAGAGAGTCCACTCTGAATTCCTCGCGTCCATCGATGCGTGGTGCAAGGCGAACGGTGGCGTACTCCTGGTATTGCCGTGCGCCGACGTGTGGAGTCGAAAGAATGGTTCCGACATCGACGGTATGGTCTTCGATCCAGCTCTCAAGGATCGCCACGTCGTCGGATCTAAGTTGTCGCTGAACAACAGCCTGAGCATCCTGGACATCAAGGTCTCCGCAAAACAGATCAAGCCGTTGACTGGCCTCGAGAGAATCGGGCAGCGGAACAACAGCTTCATAATGGCGTCTCCGAAGCAGTTCCTCCACTATACAGCCACCAGCAACGACAAGAAGATGCCGCACGCCGGAATAACGACCGGTGCGCTGACGGTCGCAGATTACGATTCTGATCGATACATGTCCGAGCGCCTGAGCTTCATAGCCGAGAGCGATCACACGCTCGGGGGAGTCATAGTTGAGATCGAAGATGACAGGATCTTTCATTTTCGGCACGTCCAAGCGGCCTCGGACGGGTCGTTCGTGGACCTATGCACGAGGTGGAGCGCGAGCGATACTACAAAAGAACGGGCGTGGCTGATACTCGGCGACTGGCACTCTGGAGCTACGGACGAGCACGTGAAAACTGGCGTCAAGGACGTCATAAAGACTCTACCCATCCGCGAGATCGTCCTCCACGATTTCTTCGACGGGTACTCGATCAACCACCACGATTTCCATGATCCCGGAAAGATGGCCAAAAAGCACGACCGCCACCTCCACAAGCTCAAGGCAGAGATCTATAACGGCGGGATCGACCTCAACTGGTTCGTCGACGATCTAAAGATCTCTCGCGTGGTCATCGTCAAGTCTAACCACGATGAATTCCTGGACAAGTACCTCGACAGCGGGCGATACTTCAAGGACTATCAGAATTCTACTCTGGCCCACGAGCTGATGCTTGCGAAGAACCGCGGTGAAGACGTCGTAAGATACGCGTTCGAAACTTATGGTTTTCTCAAACGCCCCCAGAACGTCGTCTGGCTCGGTCGAGACGAGAGCTATAAAGTCGGCGGCGTAGAGCTCGGCGCTCACGGCGACCTCGGCTCTAACGGATCGCGCGGCAGCCTGCAGTCCCTAGAAAACGCATACGGAAATTGCGTCGTCGGTCACAGTCATACCGCGGCGATATATCGCGGCGTGTTCAGAGTCGGCACGTCCAGCAGGCTCAGTCTGGATTACAACAAGGGACCGACGAGCTGGACGCACACGTTCTGTCTCCTCTACGAAGACGGGTCCAGGCAGCTGGTGAATTTCATCGGTAGTAGCTGGAGGTTGAAGAAGAAGCGATGAGCGGCGTCTTGAGGCTAAAGAGCGTTGCGACCTCGTCGCCGGCGATCTTAGAACTGGAATGGACTAACGGCGAGATCACAAGAGCAGACATGAGCGATGTGATAGCTCGCTCGGTCGCGATGTCCTCGCTAGAGGACGAGGCGATTTTCGCTCTGGCCGAGATCGACGACTGGGGCTATTCTGTGTCGTGGCCGAACGACGTTGGGGTCACCGCGAGTTTTCTGCGGGACCTGTCTACGAAGGAGAGCTGAACGTGAAGATCAGGTTGAACATGGACGAGCTGAGCGAGATCGTCATGAGCGCCATCGGGAGAGAACTCGAGGCAAAGATACCGAAGGGAGCGAAGCTGAGTGCAGAGCTCGTCGATGGATCTGACGGAGAGGCGCTCGACCAGCTAATTCGCTTCCTCGACGTCGAATTCAAGATGGCCCAATGATTCTCGCAGCGTCGATCTGGTATTGGTCTGCGACCGTCGGAGACTGTCTTAGCACAAATTGGAACCGAGACAGCAGGGCCGCTCGTGGGCTGGATCCAGATGGCGCTGAGAAGAACTGGCTGCTCCGAACGGTGATGAAATATCTGCGATTCGGATCGAGAAATTATTGGACGGTGCTGCGCATGGTCGCCGGCGCGGTTCTCTGGGGATGGTTGGTCATCGAGTCTGGAGCGACGCCGCTGTCCGATCCGCTCTCTTCCGATTTCGTCGCCGCGATCGTGTCTGGGCTCAGTGCATTCGTGACGTGCGTCGTCTGGTACAACAGCAGGAAACGTTTCGGCCTGCCCTGGTTCTGGTGAGGGACAGGACTAGCTCGTCTGCATGAGCTACGTTTCTGCCCACTTACACTACAACGATGTCTTGGTGGTAGAGCGTTCGGCCGGAAAGCGACGCATCGTCAAACACCGAGCTCCGTACTTCATGTACGTCGAAGATCCAGCCGGAAGCGCGACGACGATGTTCGGTACGGCGGCGAAGCGCTTGGACTTTTCGCGACGACGCGACATGCGAGACGAGCGCGAAGACCTGAACTCTAGGGGAGTCAGGACGTTCGAGTCCGACATCAAGCCAGAATACAAGGTGCTCGAGGCGTCGTACAAGGGCAAGCCTGCACCGACGCTGAATACCGCATTCATCGACATCGAAGTCCTCAGCCGGGCGAAGGAGGGGTGGGCCCGGTGGAATAACCCGTATGCGCCAATAAGCGCTGTGTCTATCCACAGGAGGTGGATAGGCGACACCGTCACGCTGGCGCTCCTGCCAGACGACGGACGGACGTACAAAGAGGCCGAAGAACAGCTGGCCGGAATACCAGACACCATCATCTTCGACAGCGAGGTAGAACTGCTCGACGCGATGTTGGAGCTTCTGGAAGACTGCGACGTCGTGACCGGGTGGAACAGCTACAAGTTCGACGTCCCGTATATCGTTGCCAGGCTGAGGATCGTCCTCGGGGGACAGTCGCCTGACGAATTCGTGGACGACGACAACGAGCGAGACGAAGACGTCCCGACGGAGGTGGCATCTGTCCTGAGGAGGCTCAGTCCCCTGTCTCTCCCGCCGCGCCGTCGCCTTGTAGACAGCTTCGGCAGCAAGGAGACCGTGTTCGACATCCCAGGCCGTCCGCACCTGGATTACCTCGACCTCTACAAGAAGTTCGAGATCAACCCGAGAGAATCGTACAAGCTCGGCTACATCCTGTGGCACGAGGTCAAGCAGACCAAGGTCGAATACACAGGAACGCTGGAATCGCTGTATTACGACGACTTCAGGACCTACATCCTCTACAACCGACAGGACGTCGACGGGCTGGTAGCTCTAGACGACAAGCTCGGCTTCATCGAAGTCGCGAACATCATGGCCCACATGTCGTGCGTCTTCCTGGAGGACTCCATGGGTTCCGTGTCGAAGATCGAACAGGCCATGGTGATGAAGCTCCACGAGATGGGAATGGTCGCGCAGGACAAACCGTTCGCAGAATCGGACGGACCGGTTGCCGGAGCTCTCGTCTTCGATCCGCAGCCTGGGCTCCACGACTGGATGGCGACGCTCGACGTGAAGTCGCTGTATCCGTCCGTCATTCGAATGCTGAACATGAGTCCAGAGACGCTGATCGGCCAGTTCGACCTGACGAAGACCAACAGGGCCATCGCGTCCCTGGTGAGCCAGGGACTGCCGAGGGCAGAAGCGTGGGCCCGCTTCACGAACACGATCGAATACGGCGAGATCGTCGAGGGCGACGAATTCTCGACGAATACGCTCGACCTCGTCGATGGGACGAAGATCACGAAGACGTCTGCAGAATGGAAGGAGATCTTCGAGGCCGGCGGTATGTCTCTGAGCGCGAACGGAACCGTGTTCGACCTCTCTAGAGAAGGACTGATTCCGCTGGTGCTGACAGGGTGGTTCGAGGGCCGCAAGGAAGACCAGAAGAAGGCCGCAGCCGCGGCGCGAGAGATCGAAGCAATGTTGTCCGAATGTCCGATCGTCGAAATGAAAGAGTCCGAGGCATTGCTGGAAGATGACGAGGATTGATAGAATGCACAACGTGAAGGCAAAAGACGGATCGATTAGGTCGCTCACAGATGAACAATATTCTAGGTACGTAGAGCTCTCAAAGAAGAAGAAACACCACGATCGACAGCAGGGGGTGACTAAGGTCTTATTGAACAGCGCATACGGTTCGTTTCTCAACGTCGCGTTTCGATTTGGCGACCCGAGGATGGGTCAGTCCACGACGCTGAGCGGGAGAGTCGTCACGACGTCGATCAAGGAATACGTCACGAAGAGGGTCCACGAATCGGCGTTCGTCGCCGGAGACACCGATTCATGCATGTTCACTCTGAAATCTCGGTTCGCCAGCGATGCGAACTTAGACGACGTCGTCGCCGAAGCCGACGCGATCGCGGCCGAGGTCAACGCTGCTCTCCCACAAAAGATGGTCGAGAGCTTCTTCGTGCCGAAATCGCGCAATACGATCTCTGTGAGCCGAGAGCTCGTCGGTTCTCGCGGACTGTTCCTCCCCGTCAAGAAGAGGTACGCGATCGCCGTGTCGGACAAGGAGGGCCTGCGCGAGAAGACCATGAAGATCATGGGACTCGACACGAAGCGGACTCAGCTCCCAGAAATCGTCAGAGACTTCTTGAAAGAGTGCATCGTGGCTGTCGTCAGAGACAGAGAGGACGAAAATGCCGTCCGAGCTCGGACGGCGGCGTTCATGGAGAGATTCAGGGCGGCCGAAGCGTGGCGCATGGGTTCGCTGAGCAGCGTATCGAGCGTAGAAGAGGGATCCGTCCTCAGGAAGAAGTTCGAATCTGGGCAGATACCGAATCCGCGGATACACTTTGCCGTGATGGCCGCCGACAACACGAACCGATACATCGATTTCTACGAAGACCGGGCGATGGACTACATCAGGTCTGGAGACAAGGTCGCGATCTTCGAACTCGGCAAGGACCCGTCGTCGAATCCTCTAGAATACAAGAGCGTGGCCCTTCCGGTCGGACTGGCCCGCGTTCCAGAGTGGTTCAAGCGCTTTCCGTTCAAGACGGCATCGATGGAATCTAAGACCGTCTACGATAAGCTCGACAACATGTTCAAGTTTCTCGGATGGAATCCGAGGCCCAAAGAGACCGTCGCCGACGACGTTTTCGAATGAGCACCGACTAATTCTGCTACGGTATACAGACCACGGAGACGACAGAGTGAAGACCTACATCGCATCCATCCTCCAGACGTTCTCCAAGTTTCCGGACGTCCAACACATCCAGGTGATTCCGTCGCCGAGCTCGACCGTCGCCGCGGCCGCCGTCCTCGGAAATATCGCCCTCATCAAGGTGACGTCTCCGGCGAAGCCAGAAGTCCCGGCTAAGATGTGCCTCGGAAACCTGAAGTACCTCTCGAAGATCCTCTCGACGAAGCAGGTCTCGGAGCACGCAGAGCTCAAGGCGACGATCGGCGAATCGATCGAGAAGGAGGAGATCGTGCAGTCGATCGATTTCATCGCGCCGCGCATGAAGATCAGGTACCAGGCGACGGATCCCAAGGCAGCCGGCAAGATCCCGACGCTCAAGTCCCAGGATTGGGTCGCCACGATCGCGTTACAACCGTCTCACTATTCTGAATTCTCGGACGCGGTCAAGCTGCAGCAGGTCATGGCGCCGCAGAAGAACGAGTTCAAGATCGGTCAGAAGGACGAATACCTCACGATCACGCTGGAGACCGGCGAGCGATCGAGCGAGGCGGACATCGGACTCACGTTCGGCGCCGTCGAGGGCTCTCTGCCGAAATCGTATTACCTCAATACTTCGATGTTCCTCGCCGGTCTCTCCCTCGCTCAGTCGGCCGACAGCGCGAAGGTCATGTTCAGCGCTTCCGTGTGCAGGATCGCGATCACCTCTGGAGACGACGAGATCGAGATCGTGATCCCCAAGCAAGCAGACGGACGCAGGTGAGATCTCCGTGTTCAGGAAGATCAGGCGCTTTTTCGCAACGCTGACTGGGAGGCCGTTTCTCGAAGTAGACGTGGTCCACCACGAGGACGGCCTCATCCTGACGTCAGACTACAACGATGCGTTCGTAGAGCACCTGAAGAAGAACGGATACGGCAGCCGCGGAGCCACTCCTGACGAGATCGTCGACGCATACGTGACGGACGTCTTCATGGCTGCGGAAGACCAGGAAGACTACGAGTGACCAGGTTCTGCCTGTTCGACGTGTCGAACCTGATCTACAGGCTGTCGTTCGCTGGAAAGCTGAGCGACAGCGAAGATTCTGCCAACCTGGTCCTCGCGAATGCGATCAGGTCGATGCGCGTCCCGTACGATCGCTTCAAGTCGAAGCACCCGGTGATGTGTTTCGACCACGCGAGCTGGAGGAAGCGCGAGTTTCCAGAGTACAAGGCGAACAGAGACGATCGAAAGAGCGGTCCAGAGGCCAGGGCCTTTGACGCCATAGTGTCCGTCATATCAGATTTCAGAGAGTTCTTGACGAACAACACGAATTCTACGGTGCTCCACGCACCGAACTGCGAGGCAGATGACCTCATAGCTAGGTTCGCGGCGATTCATCCAGACGACGATCACGTCATAGTGAGTTCGGATTCCGACTTCAAACAGCTCGTATCCGAACGCGTCTGGGTCTACAATCCGGTCTCTACGATGCTGTTGACCCACGAGGGGATATTTCTCAATCGCGGTGTGAAACTGAAGCGCGGCACTCCGACCAAGATGATATTCGGAGAAGAGTGGGAGGTTGTCCTAGAGGACGGCGTGCCAGCTGCGTTCGACCCGAAGAAATTCTTGTTCGCGAAGATACTCGACGGAGACAAGGGCGACAACGTGCCGAGAGCCAGCGTCCCGTTCACGAAGAAGAAGCTGATCGAAGAGGCGTGGGCGTACCCAGACGGAATCGCTTGGAACAATATAATGAACGCCGTCAGGACAGACTTAGACGGTTCTCCGAAGGTCGGAGACCTCTTCGAGAGGAACAGGCGACTCATCGACCTGTCGGCGATCCCAGACGACATATGCAGGACGGTCGACGAAACGATCTTGAGAGCGGTTCAGAAACCCTCGATAGCGTCTCTGGGAATGAAATTCCTCATGTTCTGTCGCTCTCGAGGAATGATAGCTCTCGGGACGGAACTTGAGAGATATGTCCCGATGTTGGCCTCTCGCTACGTGGATGCGTGAACACAAGCATTAAATGGTTGTGTGAAAGTAAATGACCTCATAAACGCAGAAGCCGATCATTCACCCTTGGGTGAGCCGTTCGGACTGACGGCCGCGCGTTCTAGAAACGGCAAGTCGTATCGCGTCTACAGCGACGATGCCATAGAAGACCGTCCGATCGCAGAGATGACCCTCGACGGATATTCGATAAGCTCCATAGAGATCGACGATGAGTATTCTGGATCGATGTCGGCCATCCTCACGACACTGCTGAGAAAGGTGTGTGGAGACTTCGATGCCGACAACAAGATCCTCGTCATCCACCCGAATGCCGTGTCGGACGTGTCGACGCGGCGCTTCTTGGAGAGGTTCGGATTCATTTCTGGGAGGGATGATTATCTAGAGAGGCGACCGGGATCGATTTTGCCCTATTCGGTGATGACCTGATGCGCGGTGTGCTAGAGGCCAGAAGGCTTGCTAAGAGCCTCAGAAAGGCGGCAAAAATGACGCAGTCCGATCTAGCTGATAGGTTGCAGCTTCGCCAGCCCTGCATCAGCAGGATAGAGAACGAGAGGATCAAGACCTGTTCGCTGCAGAATCTAGAGGCCGTATTGGACTATTTCGACCACGCGATGTTGATACAGGTCGTTCATGAGCCGCCATCTCGCGGCCCTAGGCCTGGAACGCGGAGCAACCGCTGAGGAGATAAAGGCGGCGTACAGGCGCGCGTCTAAGTTGCTACATCCAGACGTCAACAAGGACCCGGACGCCGGATCCAAATTCTCGGATCTCACCGAACACTACGAGGCCGCTCTCGCAGAGCTGACCGAGCTCCGGCCGGATCTCAGGTACACGGTGGAGATGGTCGTCAGGCGCGTGGTCCAGGTGGGGCTCGAAGAAGCTTGGGTCGGTTTCGCGACCACCGTGACTCTGCACTGTGGATCGGTGACCGTAGAATTCCCCCCGCGCAGCGCGTCCGGCAGCTTTCGCGTCGTCGTGATCGGAAACGTGAGGCTCGAGTTGGTTCTCGAAGTCAGCCAACACGCCAGGTATTCGGTGTACGGCAGAATCGACATTGCGATGACGGAGAGAGTGCCCATAGACACGTTGGTGCTCGGCGGTTCCGTGGCGGTCGATTACCTCGGCGAGCAGATCGAGCTAGAGATCCCAGAGATGTGCCAACCAGGCTTCGTCCTCTCTCGACGCGGCGCTGGGTTGAAGCTCGGCGCGGCGACCGGCGACCTCTACGTGAGGGTGGAAGCCGCATTTCCGAGAGACGCAGAATCGAGAGAGACGCTCAAGAAGCGGTTTCAAACTCCCTGAAATGTGATATCATATGATCTCAATACATGGGGATGATCGGATGAGCCACAGCTATAAGGACGTCAAGGACGTCGTCGAGACGTGTTTCGCGGCGAAGATCCCGTGCCTCATCTGGGGTCCCCCAGGAATCGGCAAGTCGGCGCTGGTCAAGGACGTCGCGAAGAAGATGACCTACACGATTGCCGAGAATCCGGAGCTCTCTCGCATCCATCCGAAGCTCACGGAGACCTACGGACAGACTTTCACCGGGAGGAGGGTGTCGGACGTCAGGCTCGCGCTCATGAGCCCCACGACGATCATGGGCATTCCGGTGTACAATTCAGAGACCAGAGACGCCGTCTGGTGCATGAGCGGACTGTTTCCGACGGATCCGGCGCGAGTGACCGAGCTCGAGAGGCTGATCGTCGCGAGGAACGCGGCTATCGACTCTCAAGAAACCGACGTCCAGTTCCTCGAGCTCGTCGATCGTCTGGTCGATTCTCTCCATCAGCAGCATTCGATCCTCTTCCTGGATGAACTCGGTCAGGCTCCCCCGGCGACCCAGGCGGCGGCATTCGGGCTCCTCCTCGACAGGAAGATTCAGAGCTATTCACTGCCGGTCGGCGTCGATATCGTGTCGGCGACGAACAACAACGACGATCGAGCCGGGGTGAACAGGCTGAGCACGCCGCTCGTGAGCCGCCTCGCGCACGTGTCGATGGGAGCTTCCATCGACGACTGGAAGGCGTGGGCCGCAGAATCCGGAATCGATACGGACATCCTGGCGTTCGTGACCTCCAACGCACAGTGGTTCCACAAGTTCGATCCGTCGACTCAGAACGGGTCCGGAGTTAAGCTCGCGTTTCCGTGTCCCAGGACGTGGGAGATGGCCGACAGGGCTCTGAAGAGCCTGCGTTCTGCGAACAAAGACACCGATGAACGGATCTTCATCACGATCTCCGGCTGCGTCGGCGAGGCGGCCGCAAATCAGTTCATTGCGTGGCGTAACCTCTATCGCAAGCTTCCGTCGCCAGAAGAGATTCTGAGCGGTCGCCTGAAACGATCCGACGTCGATTTCACGGCCAAGGACGAATATGGCACGAGGCACGACGTGTCCCTCGAGCTCTGCTACATCCTCGACACGTGGAAGCTGTTCTCTGGGACTATCAATCGTCACGACGTCGAGAAGCGAGCCGAGAGGATGATTTCGTTCATCACGACGTCGAAGAACAAGGAATTCGAGGCTCTCCTGGTGTCCGTCGTGGTCAGGGACTTGAATTCTTCTGGGAACAGGACCACAATCGGACACCTCATGAAGAACGAAAAGTTCTCAGAGATGCTGAGAAATCTCCTCAAAGACGAAGTCTGGGAGTCTGTGAAAGCCAAATGATCGAAGAACCCAGCTGGCTCACGCGTATCAAGAAGATCCTATTTGCTAGGTTTCATTTCTTCGGGTCTGTGTCGACGAGCCTCGAGATGGTCGCCATGCTCGAAGACGATCCGATGTCCGATGTGATCAGGACTGCGGCTACGGACGGTCGCATGGTCCTGTTCAATCGCAAGTTCATGGAGAGCATCTCCAGCGAGAGCCAGGTCTTCGTAGCGTGCCACGAGATCATGCACTGCATCTTGATGTCGACCGCGCGCCGCTACGGTCGCGACCCGACGATGTGGAATATCGCTTCAGACCACGCGATCAACCTACTGTTGAAAGAGTCCAAGATCTTGGTACCAGACGCCAAGATACCGGGCGGGCTCAAGCACGCCAGCGGACATCCGGTCGTGATCTGTCTCGATCATAAGTACGAGGGAAAGAGCGCAGAAGAAATCTACGACGAACTGTTGACCCTCAACGGGCGATGTGGTGGATCGTGTCTCGACGAGCATCCGGAAATCCGCACGAAATATGCGATCGGCGACGATGATCGCGTGACGGTCGGAGAGATGACGCAGCAGCAGCGCAGCGTGATCGAGAGGTCCATCAAATCTGCCGTCAGCAGAGGGATGATGGCTGGCGATATGTCGATCGGAATGCGTCGCATCGTTGGAGAGCTGTGCGAGCCGAAGCTCGACTGGAAGACGATACTCGCGAGCGAGATCACCAAGCTCGCGGGTTCTGGCGACTATTCGTTCTCGCCACCGGATCCGCTGTTCTTCAGCGGTGGAATGACGCTGCCGGTCCTCGCGTTGGAGGAGCACGTCCGCGTCAGCATCGTCATCGATGCTTCTGGGTCTATGAGCCCCAGAGACATCAATGTTGTGATGAGCGAGACGAAGGGCCTCACGTCACAGTATGCCGGGTGGGAGATCCAGGTGATGAGCTTCGACAGCGTCCTCTACGAACCTGTGATCTACGACGACAGCGACGGCGATGCGATCTTCTCTCACCGCATTGACGGCGGCGGCGGAACATGCTTTGGACCGCCGCTGGAATACATCGCCGGTCAGAAGAATCCGTTCGGCGGCAAGGAGCTCGTGCTGTTCTTCACCGACGGATTCACCGGCGACGGGTGGCACGAACACCTCTCGCACCTCAACGTCCTGTGGCTGTTGAACAATCGAAACTCCCCGCCGTGGGGCAAAGCAGTTCGCTACGACTCCTACGTCTGAGCCCACAGTTGACCTCTGGTGGCGCGTAGAAGCGTGGTATAGTTTCCCCCACAGCTCTGCGTTCTTGCCATCTCTGGCCGATCTCTGGAGCGTCTGACTAAATGGACGAGCATGGAACAGACACGCAGGGCACCCCCGAACCTGTCGCTCGAAGACGTCGACCTCATCTTTTCTAGGTTCAAGGTCGCGATCGGCGATTCCGTCTACGGGGTCATATCTGCAGACATTCCGTGCGGTGGACTCAAGCAGGTGAGCTACGCAGACGCCGTCAGGTTCAGGTTCAAACATTTCTTGTCTGTCAGAGCGTGCCAAGAGGAATCCCCAGAGGGCAAGAAGATTCTCGTCTGCAGGTCTGGTAGAAGAACTCTCTGGTACTTAGACGAACTCGTCGAGGCGTTCGAACCGTTCTTCATCGGGCGATGGAGCTGGCGGAGCTCTGGTACGTTTCTCTTTGAATCAGAGAAGGACAAGACGGTTCTGGAGACCGTCCTCGAGCTCTAAAAAGTCACTCCGGTGACTAATTCTGTCGTGGCTTATTGGATAAGTATCAAGCCGTCGACGACGGTGTCGATCGACGTCGACGAAAATCCCAACCTCTGATTTGGAGACCCGGGTCTTGACGGATGCCGAGAGAAAGTCATTGTTGTCTCCTCAGCAATATCGGGAAAAGTGGGACCGTCGTTTCCTCCGCATCGCGCGAGAGGTCGCATCGTGGTCGAAGGATCCGTCGACCAAAGTCGGAGCCGTCTTGGTCGACGACGACAGGAAGGTCGTATCGACAGGATACAATGGGTTTCCCTCGAAGATGGACGATTCGCCAGAGCTCTATCTCGATCGAGAATCCAAGCTCAAGAGGATCATCCACGCAGAGATCAACGCCGTGCTCAGAGCTGACAGGACGGCGAAGACGGTGTACACGTGGCCGATCCCGTGCTGTCCGAGGTGCGTCGTGCAATTGCTCGAAGCTGGTGTCGAACGATTCGTATCGGTGTCGCTGTCTGGCGAGCTTGCAGAGCGATGGGGAAGCCACGCAGAAGATTCTAGAGCGATGATCGAGGAAGTCGGCTGCGAAGCGACGACCTACGAGCTCTCATTTTTAGACCAATAGAACGGAGAAACCGCGAATGGAGAGCTATGACGGCGTCGCACAGATGTCACCGTCGCATGAATACGAGGGGACGGCGACACCCGCTACCGTGACCTTCGCGACGAACGGAAAGCGGATCGAGATCGACGATTCGAGAGATGTTCTCCTGACGCCGTTCGGCGTCTCGACGCTGAAAGAAAGATACCTCCTCCCCGGCGAGACGATTCAGCAGGCATTCGCCAGGTGTGCGGCCGCCTTCGCCGACGACGAGGCGCATGCGCAGCGCCTGTACGATTACATCAGCCGCCTGTGGTTCATGCCGGCGACTCCGATCTTGAGCAACGGCGGGGCCGGCAGGGGGATGCCGATAAGTTGCTTCTTGTCGACAACGGAAGACAGCCTCGAAGGCATCGTGAACCTCTGGAACGAGAACGTCTGGCTCGCGTCGAACGGCGGTGGCATCGGGAACTACTGGGGAAACTTGAGATCGATCGGCGAGAAGGTCGGCAAGGCCGGGTTCACCAGCGGAATCATTCCGTTCATCGCGGTGCAGGACAGGCTGACGCTAGCGATAAGCCAGGGTTCCCTCAGACGCGGCTCCTCGGCCGTCTATCTGGACGTCTCGCATCCAGAGATCGAGGAATTCCTCAAGATCAGAAAGCCGTCTGGCGGAGACCCGAACAGGAAGGCGCTCAACCTGCACCACGCCGTAGTCATTCCAGACGATTTCATGCGCGCCGTCGAAACTGGCAGCGAGTGGGACCTCGTGAGCCCGCACACCGGCGAGGTGATCCGCAGCATCGATGCGAGGTCTCTGTTTAGCGAGATCCTCATGGTCAGGCTCAGCACCGGCGAACCGTACATGCTGTTCTCGGATACCGTCAACAGGTCCATCCCAGAACACCACAAGAAGCTGGGGCTTCTGGTGACGACGTCAAACCTCTGTGCAGAAATTGTCCTGCATACCGGACGAGACCACCTCGGCGGAGACAGAACGGCCGTCTGTTGCCTGAGCTCCATCAACATGGAGAAACAGGACGAATACGGCGACGTGTTCGAAGACATGGTTGAAGACGTCCTGCGCTTCTTGGACAACGTCTTGACGTGGTTCATAGAGCACGCGCCGGACACGATGTCCAGGGCGAAATACAGCGCTTCCAGAGAGAGGAGCGTCGGCCTCGGGGTTATGGGCTTCCACGGGTGGCTGCAGAAGAATTCCATACCGTTCGAGAACCCGGTCGCGAAGGGTCAGAACATGCGCTTCTTCAAGCGCTTCAAGGACGCCGGAGACGCCGCTAACAAAAAGCTCGCGCTGGAGCGAGGAGCGTGCCCAGATTCGCTCGACGTGCCAGAGTGCCCGCAGGTCCGCTTCTCTAACTGGAGCTCGATAGCTCCGACGGCCAGCATCAGCACGATCGCCGATGCGAGCCCGTCGATCGAACCCAACTATGCGAACCTCTTCACGCAGAAGACTCTCGACGGCGCGTTCGAGGTCAGGAATCCGTATCTCACGAAGATCTTGGAATCGCACGGAAAGAACACGCAGAAGACGTGGACAAGCATCGCGACACACAAGGGAAGCGTCCAACACCTGGATTTCTTGACCGAGTGGGAGAAGGAAGTCTTCAAGACGGCATTCGAGATCGATCAGCGGTGGATCGTCGATCACGCAGCCGATCGGACACCGTTCGTATGTCAGTCGCAGTCCGTCAACCTGTTCCTCCATCCAGACGTGTCGAAGACCGATCTGGTCAGGATCCACGTCCGCGCGTGGGAGAAGGGAGTCAAGTCTCTGTACTACCTTCGGTCCGAGAGCATCGGCGGAAGCGTCAACGTTTCGAAGAAGATCGAGAGAGTCAGGCTCGACGAACCGGCCGAAGAGGCCAAGAATCCAAACGACTTCTCGGACTGCCTATCTTGTCAATAGTTTGCAGTGCATATCGGAGGATCGACAGATGAGCCTAACGAAGCGTCGCAACCACTGGAAGCCCCTCCAGTACGACTGGGCATTCGATGCATACGTGCAGCAGAATGCGATGCATTGGGTCCCAGACGAAATACCACTCAGCGAAGACGTCCGAGACTGGCAGAAGAAGATGACGCTAGAAGAGAAGAACCTCATCACACACATCTTCAGGTTCTTCACCCAGGGGGACGTCGAGGTCGCCGACAACTACATGACGCGGTACATGCAGGTCTTCAGACCGCCTGAGGTCCAGATGATGCTTGCGGCGTTCGCGAACATCGAGGGAGTCCACATCCACGCCTATTCTCTGCTGCTCGATACTCTCGGCCTCCCGGAAATCGAATATTCGAAGTTCATGGACTACAAGGCCATGCGCGACAAGCACGACCTGTTCGAGAAGTTTTCGATCGACGATCCCAGAGAGATCGCGAAGACGCTAGCCGGTTTCGGAGCCTTCGTCGAGGGAGTCCAGCTGTTCGCCAGCTTCGCGATTCTCATCAACTTCACCAGGTTCAATAGGATGAAGGGGATGGGGAAGGTGATCGAATGGAGCATGCGGGACGAGAACCTGCACTCCGAGAGCATCATCAAGCTCTTCAGGACGTACATCAAGGAGAACAGGAAGATCTGGGACGACGAATTGAAACGAGAGATCTACGATATCGCCGAGAAGATGGTCGAGGCAGAAGATGCATTCGTGGACCTAGCGTTCGAGATGGGACCAGTCCAGGGTCTGACGAAGGAAGACGTGAAGACATACGTCAGGTACATGGCCGACAAGCGGCTCATCGCTCTCGGGATGAAGGGGATCTTCAAGCAGAAGACCCATCCCCTCCCGTGGATCGATACTCTCGCTGGAGCCACGAAGACGAATTTCTTCGAATCCAGAGAGACAGGATATTCCAAGGGCGTGACGACCGGATCGTGGGACTCGGCATTCGAAGAAGTCTTCGGAAAGTGAGCCGACTTTTCGATTCACTTTCTACCGCTCTCGTAATACGATGACGGTTCACAGTAGCAGGCGCGAGAGATGGACGTCGATAAGCAGAGACTGGTCGTCGAAGCGGCCATACCGGTAGTCGGAGCGGCATTTGCGCTTCAACAGCGCCTGAAGAAGATCACGAGCTCGCTCGGGTATTTCAAGATGATGGCGCTTGCTGACGAGAAGGGTCTCGCGGTCGGCAGCGCCGACAAGGAGCTCACAGACGTCGAGATCGCGCTCGAGCAGTTCACAAAGATGATGGTGGATATCAATGCCGAAGGGCATCAAGGTCACTAAGCCGACAGTGCTTCCAGCGCCGCTCGTGAGGTCGTTCGCGAGCACGGAGCTGGAATACGTCCGCGATATGTTCCAGACGGCGACGTCGTTCTCTCTCGTGGACGCGCGCGCACGCAGGACCGTTGAAGTCCCAGACGTCGAGGCCGCAAGGGGAGCGGCCGAGATCATGTTCCACAGCGAATCGATGTTGGCGCGCAAACCGAACGATCGCTCTCTCCTCCTCTACGCGGTCAAGGGCAACCGTCAGGCGCTCATCGCGACGATCTTTCCGGCCGGAACTACTTCATTCCCAGCGTTGCCTGGACGCTACAAGGAGGAATCCAACCAGTGGACGACGGACGGAGAGTGGAAGCTCAAGGAGCCAGCATCGAAGCCGAAGAGAGCGAAGGCGAGAAGCGTCGAGTGACGATCCTCGTCGAAGACGCCAAACTGATGATCCAGGTGATCGACAGAGCGGCAGAGACCGGCGCCCTGAAGGGACCAGAGCTCCTTCCAGTCGGCGTGCTCAGGCACAGGCTTCAGTCGGTGCTATCGTGAGCGAAGGATACGGATTCGTAGATTTCATCGACATATCGCGTATCGACGACGGAGTACCAAAAGCGTTGAAGACCGTGATTTCGATCGAAGCGAAGAACGTACGACAGTTCATCAAGATTGGCTCTATCCTCGTCGGTCGAGAAGATTTTGAATTCCGGTTGCTAGAAGAGAAAGAGAGCTCATACACGTTCAACCTGGGTGATCATTCCATCAAATCGGGTGGGCGTCTCGTAGAGTTGGAGACCGAACCTCAGTACAAATGAGGAATGCAATGACATCGTTCGGAGTCTTATCATCGAGAGCTCTGGAGACGCGCGACGGAACGACGCGCCGTGAGCTGATCCACCGGCTATTATCGAAGAAGCCACGTGACCTTGCGCGAGTGATAAGGTCGATGATGTATCACCACAATCACACTGGCATGACCATCGGCCAGATCTGCAAGGCTACCGAATTATCGAAATCGGATGTCGTCGATGTCGTCGAGCTATCGACGTCGCTCTGCTTGACAGAAAAAATCGGCAGATAACGGTCTGGTCGCAGGTTCGAATCCTGCCGTGCCCACCACTTCCTCGTTTACATCACTGTGAGACCGGTATACCATATCCTCAGGTCTATGAGGGGTTAAATCTTCGATGAACGACATCCGGAAGAGGCTCGTCGAGGCCGCCAAGAAGATCTACCCCGATGACTTCCCCATCCTCTCGTCAAAGCTCGACGGGCGACTGGCCAGCCAGTTCGCTGGAGCGCTCGATGAGATCAACAAGGGAGTCGAGGCCGGCGAGATCTTCAACCCCCGCTACAACGAGGCCAAGGACTCCCTGAACCGGGCCTTCGACGCGGCGTTCAGAAAGATCCAAAACATCGACGTCTCGAGCTCCTACCGCCGCAACATGGCCGGGAACCCTCTCCCGAAGGACCTCGAGTTCCTCGATCTCTCGAACTACGACATCACCCTCTTCAAGGTCCCGGGGATCATGAGGCGCGTCGAGAAGATCCGGAGCACGGACCCGATCGTCGACTTCTACGTCCCGTTCCTACGCGAGATCGCGCCGCTGGCCGAGGTCATGGCGGATCTGAAGGGCAAGGTCGTCAAGAGGATCCCGAAGACCGAGGAGGAGAGGCGCCAGGAGCGCTTCGTGCCCCCGACGCCGTCCAGCGACGCCGTCGCCCAGGTGCAGGGGATCCTGGAGGGGATCGCCGACCGCGCGTACCAGGAGCTCCTCGCGGGCTTCATCAAATACAACAACCGCGTCTATGACGACTTCGTCAGGAGCAGGGAGGAGGCCAAGTCCGATCGGACGATGAACAAGCCCCGCAGGTTCGATCCGATGGTCTACGACGATAGCTACTCGGTCTACTGGCACTTCACCGACCAGGACACGTACCGGGCCACCTCCGGCCGGAAGGGCATGGTCGATTCCATCGGCCTCGGACTGATCCAGCCGGTTGAGCGCCTCCCGGAGCCCGAGGCCAGGGCCGCCCTGGCGAAGGAGGCCGAGATCTCCGCCAAGGAGATCCGCGACTCGTTCGTGGTCAAGAACCTCAAGAAGCTCGCCTCGATAGTCGAGGCCAAGGGCAACTTCGTCTCCGCGACCGTAGTGTTCGAGGACGTCGACCTCCGCGGCCTGACCGGGACCATCCGGGTCACGTTCGCGGACGGCTCGTCCTTCGACGCCCAGAACTCCGTCGTGTTCGTCGTCAACTCGTTCAACACGCGCTTCTACCGCTATCCCCTCACGTTCCACAACGTGAGGCTCCCGGGCGGGGCGAAGATGCCGACGCCCTCTGAGGAGCGGATGAACACGGTGTTCACCGGCAAGGAGGCGCCTTGAGGTACCTAACCGACGGGAAGAGGCATCTCGTCTGCCTCCCCTACTCGATCGAGAACCTGCACGCCATGGTCGATCGCCTAGGGATCGGCAGGCACTGGTTCCACCGCGACCATTATGACCTTCCCAAGAGGCGTCAGGCCGAGATAGAGGTCCTCTGCGAGAGGGTCTCCCCGAGGGAGATCGCCAGGATCGCCAGGGGTCTTCCATGACGAGCATCGCCGACCTCAGGCGCAGGATCTCGGAAGCGATCGCCGTGGATCATGAGGTCAGCTTCCACTCGACCGGCGATTGGAAGGACGCGTTCGAGAAGTACTTCCCGGGAGGGAAGGTCCCCAAGGGATCCAAGAAGGGTGTCAACGTCAGGGCCGACGACGGATGGATGATCCTCC